TTTCTTTTTTTTATCTCCTAAGTTATCCCAAAACTCATCAAGAGCGTTGGGTTTTTGTTTACAACATTCCCCCGAACGTGCTTTTTCTTCCGTGTGACAAGCACACGTCTCTTCTTCCCCCATCGTAAGTCCCCCTTACTTTTTCTTGAAAATATCGGCTCCCTTGAGGCCGTATATACTAGCTACGACTCCGATAAATAATGTCTGGTACCAAAAAGGCAAATTTTCAAACTTATCAAAAAATACATCTAACTTTGCTTGTATATTTGGATCGTCACTAAACACACTCCATATCAATAAAATTACGGGTGCGCTCACGAGAATAAGAACGAATTCGTCCTTCCATCCTTTGTCGTTTGACTGCCTTACAGCGGCTTGATACTCCACTTCTCCATTGGCCATTTTTTGTGCATGTAACAGCTCTGCGTCAGACATAAGAATTTTTGCTTTTTGTTTATTTGCAAAAATGCTGGCGCCAGTTTTTAGTACCGTAGGTAGAAGTGAAAGTAATGGTCCCATTAATTATTTAATGATTGATACTATAATAATAACAATGATAGCTGCACCGATTAATTTAGTTTTCCAACTTGTCTCAGTCCACTTATCAATAAGTTTTTCTCTTAAGTCTTGGATCATGTTGTCCTCCTCTTTTTCTTTTTTACACCTGCTTCGCTGAGCGCGATAGCTATAGCTTGTTTTCTATTTACCACTTTTTTCTTAGATTTACCAGATTTTAGTTTACCTGATTTATATTCACGCATTACTTTGCTGATTTTATTTTGTTTTTTCATTATGCGTTAGCGTGCAAAGCTTCATATAAATATTCTGCCATATCCGGTGGATAGCCTTTTGCTATGTATTCTTTTATAATATTGTCTCTTTCAATAGACTCGACATCCATATTTGCTAGTTCTTGTACAACGGGTTCTTTGTTTCCACCCTTGTCGTCAACATTTGGATCAGCAGGACCAATATTAATACCACTAAGTCCAAGCCTATCCATTAAAGATTTTTCTTCACCTTCAGGTGCTTTTCCAAACATGTTTGTTACATCTGTTGTAATACTTTGCCCAAGTTTTCCAAAAAAACCTGGTTCACCTTCTGGTTTGTCACTGTATGATTTACCTATTTGACCGAAAGCAATACCTGCAAGGGGTCCAAGACCCAACATTGCAGCTATGGCTGAACCTACTAAACCGCCTTTTGTAATACCCATATTACCGATAGCATCTTTTATGCCAGACATATTATAGCCCATACTTTCACCAAAACTTAAACCGTCTGTTGCGTTAAGTCCACCTAAAGTGCTTGGACTGTAGTCACGCATACTTAAACTTGGATCAGAACGTATATTAGCTAATTGAGCTGCGTTTGCTTTTCTTGCTGTTTGTCTTTGAATTTGTCCGAGCCTGTTTGCAAGAGCACCAGGAGTTTTTACTATGCCTGATTTAGACGTTACTGGTCCTGATTTACTACCTAATGTTCCAGAGCCACCTAAACCGGTATCACCTTTCCCGCCCTCTGCTGCGCCAACACCATCCGGTCCGACACCCATACCAAAACCACCACCAGGATTTCCAGCATCCATTCCACCGCCTTGTAAATGTACTCTGTGCATTATACCAGCCATTAATTTCTCTCCTTAATAGTTGCTTGCATCTGTTTTATACCATCTTTTGCAAGTGATACCGATGCTCTCATCTTAGCATGGTCATCTTCTTGCTCAAGTTTGTCCTCTGCAAGTTGTCTGTTTTGCAACATTTTTAGTGCGTCCATTTCGGCTTTTTGTTCGCCTTCTTCACGTTTTCTCTCTTCTTCTTTGGCCTTTAATTGTATTTCATCGCTTTTTAACCTTAGTAATGGGTCATTATCGATCTGATTTAGCACTTTTTTCTCTTCTTCTAGGTATTCTGCCATTGTTTCAGCTATTAATACCGCTTTTCTTGCTTCAATAGCCTCTGTTATCTGTTTTATTTGCTTTTGTAGCTCCACAACCTGTGGATTTTGCATCATTTGTTGTGCCATTTGCGGATTTCCTTGTGCTTGCATCTGCATTTGTTGCATTTGCTGTGTCATTTGTTGAATTTGCATAATTTCGTCCTTAAATTCTAGCTGAACTTGCTCTTGACCCATCAAAGTTATGTGTTCAAGTATGTTTTTCTGCAACGCCGCTATAATTTGTGGATTTGTACGTGCCATCATTGTGCCCATGTAGCTTAAATGTGCATCCATGTGCGCTTGGTGGTCTTGTCCTGGAAACGCTTTGAATGGTTGACCACTCAATGCCTGTATATTTTCCATTGCAGGGTCCATTGGTTGTGGTGGTTTTGGTTTCTTTAGTAATATGTCAACATTCTTTACACCCAACGCTTCATACATGTCACGATACGCTTGGTACAAATTGTGCATTTTAGGATTAGACATTGCTAACTGTAATTGTGTTTGTGCAATACTAATTCTTTGTGTTTGTGAAAATATGTTTGGATCTGCAACAGGTATAATGTCTATTCTGTTGTCAAAGTCACTTGCAAAAATTTGTCTTTGTCCGCCGACTACATCATATGGATATTGTTTTGGTAAGTATGTTGCAAAGTTATCGGCAATTAACATAAACTCACACTTCATCGCTTGGTATAATCTTTTGTGTATAGCTGACATAACCCGCGATCCACGCTCCAATAACGCAACGGTCGTGCCGACTGCTGCACTCTGATTACCGTCACCGACTTGCATATCTGCAATAGACGCGAAGCGTTGTCCTGCTTGTACAACAACACCCATTAATTGTAATAGTGTTCCGTCAGGTCCTTTAAATGGTAACGGCATAAACGCATCACTCAAATTTCCACCAGGTGCATCAACGTCACGGAACTCGCCCGGCTGCAACGGTTGAGCTTCGTCTCTGACTCTGATGCCTCTTTGTTTGAATCCGGACGGGAGATTTGCTAACGTACCTGCGTCTAAGAGTTGTCTTAGAGCGGATGTGGCAGTTCTTGATAAACCACCGATCATGTGAATAAGCCCGAATCCGTAGAAGCCTAGTCCTGGTAAAAATTTAAAGTGTACAAAATAATCGCGGCGCGCGCGCTTTGGATCTTGTGCGTCGAAGTTTCTTCTGATTGATAAAACAGTTCCTGTGTCTTCATCAACAGTTACAATGTAAGGTAATTTTAATCCTGTTGCTTCTCCGTTTTCATCAACGTCTTGGAAACCAACTAAATCTAAATCACAATGACACTCTAGTAATGTAATTACTTCGTCACTGTTTGTTGGGCTAACTCCAGAAATACGATCTTTTTTTTCTTCTACTGATGTGTCAGAAGGATCACTGGCTGATAACTCAACGTCTCTATAAAAACCACTTAACTGATATTTTAATAATTCATTTGTTGACATACGAATGGTATGCGTAATTGATTCTGCGTCTTCTAAACTTGTTGCCGTGTAAGGCACAACTAAATCTTCTGCAGGAATAAATTTAGACACACAACGTTGCATGACAGAATCATAATAAACTTTTTTAAAAGTTGATCCTGCTAGCGGTAAGTTAAATAACATTTGATCGAACTCAGGTTCGTATTCTTTCATCTCTACCATCAATTGGTAGTTCATAAATTCTTTTACACGTTCAGACTGATCTTCTCGTGCTTGATCAATTCTACCTACTATCTGTGTTCTTACAGGACCTGATGCAGGTAATAATTCTTTGTATGCAAGAGACTGAAATTGTGTAACAGCTTCTGCAAGCACAGGGTGTGTTGCACCTGATGCACCTTGGAATGGGTCTGATCTGTTTTCGTATTTAAAGCCAAGTAAGTCTAAACCTTTTGTATAAGAGTCTTCCCAATCTTGTCTTGATGCTTTGTAGTCTTCATAGTTTTCTGTTATCACAGAACCAATCTCAACTAATTCTGAATCTTCTAACAGCGCTGCTAAATTTTCGTCATGTGTTTGTGAACCTACACCGGCTAACGCTCCTGGATCAAAATCTATCTCAACGCCGCCATCTTCTGTTTGATTTATCTCAACAGGTCGTTGGTTTTCTTGTTGAGCCATTTTTTCTTGTATCGCTTGTATCTGACCTTGTTTGCTTGGAACATTTACTTTTGTTCTAATATTATTTGGTAGGTCAAATTTACTTGATTTGTCTATAGCCATTATGCTGTCCTTTGTCTAAATAAGGAACCCATGCCACTTGCCATTGGTCCTGCTTGTGGTGGTACTAGACCACCTTGGTTAAATCCGGGTTCCTCGGTCCGCGTTTTTTTAATAAAATCTTCTATTGCATTATCAACTTTTTGCGTCGTACCTCTTATTGCAAAATCTTCAATGTTGCTAATATCCATGTTTAGTTCATCAACATTATCTGCAAAGTTTTCAATATCACTTCCTCCTTCGTGACCTTTCATGTATTCACCAGCACCAAATTGTGATTGTGTTCTGCTTCTTGTTCCATCTTCCAACAACCTAATCTGTTCAGGTGCATATTCAAAACTAACTTGTTGTCCATCAGCTCCTCTTGTGAATATGTCTATTTCTCCTGTGTTAGAATTTTCTACCATTTCATATTCTGTTTTACCATCCTTGTATCTATAAACAGAATTTACCTCACCTTTGTTTGGTACGGCAGGTGATACTAAATTACCTTTTGTTTGTATCTTAGTTACAAGTAATGGAAACCATTTAGGCATACCCGGTGCTGATAATGTTTTTGCTGCAGTGATTCCTGTTTTTGCAGCGGGAAATAATCCTTTACCACCAGTAGCCAAAGCTGCTAAGCCTCCTCCTAGTACACCAAGAAAACCTCTTCTTGATATTGGAAGTTTGCCTTTGCCAGGAACATCTCCACCAGGTTCAAATCCTATGCGACCACCTTCTGCCATTTTAGGTTTGTCTGGGTCAAATGGAAAGTTTGGTAAGATTTCATCTAGGTCTTCTATACCCTCTCTCATTTTTGATAATGTTCTTTCGTTTATCTCTTCTAGTTGTCTTGCTTTTTCAAATTCCCCTGCTTCAATAAGTTTAGATATTTTTCTTTCGTTTGACGTAACTTGTTTAGCCATGTCTCCTGCTAAATCTGCTACTTGACCTTTGTCAAGTTCTTGTAATTTTCTTCTTGTCTCTACTGTTTCATCTACAAACTGATCTGCTTTTAATGCATCTACGTCTTCTGGAGTCATATCTTCTACTCTTTTAGCAAGTCCTAAATCAGCAGGATCTGGCGCATCTGCACTTGCGATTATACCTTTTGCTTTTTCTTTACTGGCTGCTGGAGAAAGAATCTCGTCTATGTCGCTTGTGCCTAACTTTGTGTCTTTACCAAAAGGTAGATAATCTTCATCTAAAGTTTTGATAAATTCTTCAGCCTCACCTGATTTACCAAAAGGTAGATCTATGTCTTCTGCTTTTTTTAAAATAAAATCATTTATGTTTACAACATTGTCGTCTAAGCCTTTTCCTATTTCTTCAAGTTCGTCTAAAAAATCTATTGCATCTGTTTTAGATGCTATGCCTAAATTATTATCTAGGTAGGCTTTGATCATATCGTCATCATCCATGGTTGCTCTTTTTGGTGA